CAGTCCGTACGGGAATCGAACCCTAAAGTAATTGTCTTGAAACGGCTTAAAATAGCCATTCTTTCAATTTTTCTTTGAGTACCTTTGAGTACTAGGGACTCATAATGCTTCAATTAAGTCAAGTTCCTGTCTCTTTTCCTCAATTCCGGTACGATCAAAATAATAATGATCTTTTGTGCAACTAATGTCTGTATGCCCCATAGTATCAAGGATTGTGGACTCCTTCACTTTCCCGTCAAGAAGAATACTTCCGTATGTCTTTCGGATTTTGTGCGGAGATTTCACTTTCATTCGCAGTTCATGTTCGCAGATATACCGCAAACGTTCACGAAAGTTGTAGGATTTCAACCGTTCTCCATCTCTCTCAAATAGATATTCCCCGAAGGGATTTCTCTTTCGTACTTCATCAAGAATCCATTTGTGCTTATCCGGCAATATAGCAAATCGCAATCCGGCTTCTGATTTCGGAAAATCTTTGACCTCATAGTGAAAGCCATCATCATCACGATAACGAGTCTCTGTAGAATTGATAGCAACCGTGTAGTTTTCAACATCTTTCCGCTTTAATGCCGACAATTCTCCGACGCGGACTCCTGTCTTAAACATGAATAGCAATCCAAGGTTTACGATATCCAAGTGATTCCTTAAGTACATCTCCATGCGTTCCTTTTCATCCGGCATATATACTTGGTCTTTTGCCTGCCGAACTACGTGCTTAAATGCTTTTGGCGATATATCCATGTCTTTCAACGTGTATGTAATTGAAAACTTGACATACTTCTTCCGCTTGGCATACTTAAAGATTCCATAAATCAGTGTCCGAAAGTTTGAGAATGCCTTGGAAGTCATGTCGAAATCATGGATGCTGTTTCGTATAAAAGTTTCAAGGTCGCATTCGTCTACACTTTTGATTTTCTTATCCTTGATGCCATCAAAGTACCTCTGAAAGTCCATTAAGTATCTGTCATAGGTTGCTCTGCTTATCTCTTCAAGTTCTAGCTTTTGTGAAATCCAACGATTGAAGATTTCTTCTACTGTAGGGTCATCCTCTTTTTCTTTCCAATAATCAACGATCTTCTGCTCGACCGCTTCTCTGCGCTTTGCCTTGATTTTACGCCTGCCTTTTACTTCATCCGGCAGATATGAGTACCAGTTCTCATCCTTTCCTTGATAGATTTTATAAGGGTTTTTGTTGAGTAATTTTTCTCTCTTTTGCATAGTGACTTGTTTCTGCACAAGTGCTATGTCGAGAATACCACTATCAACGGCATATTTCAACAGTTCTTTTTCATCCAATCAAATACCCCCGTTCTTTCTATTTTATCTTTTATATCTCTCACTCTGTACTCTATCGTTCTTAGCGATAGATTTTCTTTTGTGGATATTTGCTTTTGTGAAAAACCACGGCAGAGAAGAGAGAAAATCCTCTCTTCCTCTTCCGTGAAATTGGCATTTTCTTTGATTTGTTCAAGTTCTGGCTTAATGAATTTTGTAAATTTCATAAGCCATTTCTCCTTATTTTATTGATTGATATTTGAGTTTTTAATGTTGGAAATCTGATAATAATTGATAACTATTGATTTCTCCATATTTCTTCATCAAGAATATATTGTCTGATAAATCTATCTGCGTACTGTGGATGTATCATTGACCTTTGCGTTTTAACTGATAGTCCATCGTCATTTACCCTACTTTTTGCTATTATTTTCGTTTTTACATAATCAATAGTTTCGAATACGAGATTGTTTTTGGGCTTAAAATTCACAAACCAATATTGTGTCGGCTTTTTATAGTAATCTCCATTTTTTGTTCTATCTTTGTCTACCAGGTCAGGTTTTAAGCACCAATACGATGTAAGATAATGCGGTTAATTATACGGATTTTCTATAACTAATCTTATTTTTCGCCTTATACAATTTATGACTAATTTATTAAGTAATCCGTAAAATTCATTCAATGCATCGTGCCTTTTTATTGCATTTTCGCATTTCTTTTCCAAACTCCAATTTCTTTGTGAATAATTATTACCAGAAAACCATAATTGGCTTTGACATTCAAAATAAGTGCAAGGGAAAAATGCAAATATCAAATCATCAGGGCTTATCTTATCAAACAAACTCGGCTCACCTTGATACCCCATATCAATCTCTTTAAAAAGGTCAATAACATAGTCGGTTTCGTTAAATTCATTCTGAATATCATAGTCGTAGGCTTCAATTCCATACTTCTTGAAAGCGTTCTTGAATGTTCCTGACTGTTCAAATAAACAATGTACTATCATTCTAAATCTACCAAAAGGAAACCTCGGTTTTATGTGCGCACAACCTATTCCTTTCTTTGATTTTTAGTTAGTTACTGGGGCTTTCTGCCTGTCTGAAAATACTCGTCATAAGCGTCAACCGTATCGCGTATTTCAACCATAGCCATATCAAGTGTTACATCTTTTTTATCCAAGGCTCTTTCTGCATAATCTTTAATTCTCATCATTAAAGCCTGTGCTATTACTATCTCTACATTGTCACTCATTCTGAATCACTCGCTTTCTTTTCTCTTAAAATCTTCACAGGGCACATCAAGCAAACAACCGCATTTTTCGATTTCCATCCCTCCCAAATATGTTTTGTATCTGTAAGAGTTTTCACATTTAAAGCAGAAATCCTTACCATTGTTCAATTTGTAACTTGTCTTCTTATCCTCTAACTTTTTCCCAAGGCTTTCATTTATTCTTTTGAGTTCCTCGACCTTTTTCTGCAATTCCTCAAAATCATCAATGAGTTTATTGTATTCCTTCTTGCTTAAAATCTTCATTCTGCTTCGCTCCCTTCAACTGTTCTGCTATCTGCTTTACTTGTCTTATGGCATTTTCCCAAGTTGCGCCCTCGGTTGGTAATCCGCTTGACATAGCCATTCCGGAAAAACGCTCAATGATGTTAGAGGTCAAATCATCAACAGCTTTGTCATAACTATCAATATTAGACTTTCGATATTTAAGCACCTCATTATTCAGAGCTTCTTTGCCCCAATCTCCGCTATCAAACCATTCAACAGCTTTGAATACAGGACTAAGCGCTTCAAAAAGTGTTTCTATTCGTATACTTGCCGACTTGATATACTCAACTAATCTTTGTGTATCTTTAGCCACATCTTCAAAACCTGCACTGTTCAATCTGTCGGCCATATCTTGCAGTAATTCTGTTGACGAACCATTCATAAGCTCGTCAACATCTTTACAATACAAATAATTCCAACTTCCACCACTCATTCGCTCTCACCTACTTTTAATAAATCCATAAACCTTTAAGTTGCAACCTCGGTTTACCGAGGATTCGTTATTCCTTTCTTTCTTTTAAAATTTCATCCAAGTATGCATTAAATCCTGCTCTGAACATTCTTTCTCCGTGTTCTCCAACTCTGCGTTCTTTTTTCTCCGGCAGTTCCCGGAGCGGACACCAATCTGGCTTTTCTCCGTCTGGCAAAAGTTTTCCTGTCGCACAGCACAGATATTCGTCATCATTCTCTGTCTCATAGCACAATGTGCATTTCTGGCATACCTGTTCTGGCATATCCATAACCAATACTGCTTTAGCCATACAATCACCCTTTCCTTTTCTTCTTAGGCTTAAACTTAAAAACATCATTTTTCTGACGGCTTACCATGCTACGATAGCCGTTCATTTTACTAGCTCGGCTCTTTGCCATTCACTCCACCGCCTTTCACGATTTCAACTGCTTCATTCAAAGCATTATACACACATTCAGATGCGTATCCGAATTCTGTCCCCTTATTTTCCCGAAGATGCCTTAATGCGTCCATTCTTCTCTTTTCCAGTTTTTCTACAACCTTGTCCACATCATAGGCGGTCGGCTGCGCATCTATCACGCTCGCCAATGTTGCCAAACTTACTCTCCTAAAATCATCATCAGATTTACTTGCACGCATGCAATATTCTTTTAGTGCATCTGCATCAATCAGTCTCATCGTTTTTTATCTCCTTTTTTCAAATAATCAAAAATCTCATGTCCAATCATCGCTACAACTGACAGAACGCAAAAAAGATTGACTCCAAATTTTGTTAGAATATCTAACCTAATGGCTATAAGTATTAGTAGAAAGAAATTTATGTATGATTGAAACATCATTCTTCATCACTCCAATCAAATTTACAACCGCACTTACTACAGTAATTTGGCGCATTGTTGTTATTCATTATTCCTATATCGTGACTGACTTTGATTGTGTTTCCACATTCACAATGGAATACAGAAAGAGTATCGCTAAGGTTATGACTAAATATAGGCTTCTTCGCCGTCTGCTTAACCGCCGCCGCCCGGCATTCTTCCAAAGTCCCAATCTTGCGATATTGACGCCAATCGCTTAATGCTTCGAAATAATCGCTTTTCATATTCTGTAATTCTTCCAATGCGCCAATTTCCCGGTACTGTTGTACTTCTTCAAGTGCCTTGATTGCTACTCTAGTAGCTTTCGCAACTCTGCATTCCCCATATTCACAGCTAAACGGGCTGTCTGCGCCTTGTGCGCATTCATAACAACTATCTTTCTTTAATGTCTTAATTGCTTCATTCTCCGTCATTCCTGCACCTCCAACAGTTCCGGATTGTCAACAACTTCCATTTCGCATGTCTTTACATATTCCTCTGTAAGTGGCATTGGAAAGCAGAACGGCTCACACTTGCTTAGCGCATCTGTTGGAACAACCTCATAATGCCAACCAATAACACGGTCAATAACTTCCAGTGTTTCTGCGTTGATTACATTAAATTCTCCAAAAACGGCTTTCACAAGGTCTTCCGAGTTTCCATGACACATCAAAATGTCATTCTCCCAGATCAGCTTGCCGTTCTTATCCTTAAGTCCGGTGCACCGGCAGATGGTGGATGGAATACATTCGCAAAGTCCCCACTCACCGCTTGTCTCACTAATTGCAACTCGACCATTGGGCGAATCAACACGATTTCCGATAACCCATTCTCCATTATCAAGTCTCTTTGCCTTGAATAAATATCTATCTTCCATGCTCTCTCCTTTCTAATTCCTCTAGAATTTTCTCAGCTTTAATAATGTGTTCGCAACATCTTTCATATAATAAATTCCTTATCGAAAAATAAAATTTTATTACTGCAAGATGAAACTCAAATCTAACTTTATTCATTTTTATCCCTCTATTCCGCTTCTGATTGAAGCCATTTTAATGCTATTTCTTTGGCTTTCTTACCGCATTCAAAAGCACACCCACCTGAAAAACTATCGCAATAATCAGCACAATTAAAGTTCGAATTGCTTGCAATACGTTCCGCCATTTCTTCATCCGACATATTCCTTATCCTGTCGGCATTGGTCACTTTCGCGTCAACAAGTTCAAAGCACTTATCACGCCATTTCAATACATTATCAATATTAAATGAACTGTAACCTACATGGTAATAATCTTCGCCGACTTTTTTGTACTTGATTTCGTAATACGGCTTGTTGTCTATCACCCTTACGATAATTTCAAGAGATGTAACTTTGTTTTTTGCATCATCATTTTCTGAAACTTTGCTATCACATCTGCAACAAGGCTCGTTATCTCTTGAATTGCTGTTGTGCTTGCAGTTATAAGAAATCTTTTCTTCACTATCATCAAATGCCTTTAAAAACATTCCAGCAATTTCTTTCTCGTATCTGTTACACATACCTTTGCAATCAATATCCGCAATAACCCTTGAAAAGAAATCTTTAAATTTCTCGTAATTCTCTTTTACCAAGATTCCAACCGCTGTCCGTTCTGTTAATCTCTCCATGTCTATTCCTCACTTTCTGCCAGCTTTGCCATCTTCCATCTGGTCATATCGTCACTACAGGGCGCACTCCACGATGTTGCACCATCTGACCATGCGTACAACATTCCGTTCTCGTATTTTGCGAAATATCTCCGATTCCAGTTTCCACATTCGCAATCTTTTACCAAAATCGGCGTATCTACTGCAACCTTACTCCAATCAACAGGTGGCTCAACATATTCACTGTTCGCCCATTCCATTGCTTTCGCCATACAAATGAAGCTGTCACCGAAATCGCATTCATCGCAATCGGTTCTGCCACATTCTGTAATTTTCCATCAACCTTAGCGAAGCAATGACCACTACACACAACATCCAAAATCTCTTTCGCATATTTCTCTCTGTTCAGCATATTTAAACCTCCAAATCACATACAAACTTAATCTCATCTGCCAAACTTTGTGCTATCATCGGCACCGTCAACTGAAACTGCTTGTAATTAGCTAACGTATCAATATAATCAACAAACTTATCCGAAAACTCCTGCAACTGCTTAACAGACAGCTTAAATTCCTTTTTCAGAATCGTAAGCGTGAGTGCAAAATAGTTAAACAATGACGCGCTGGAAAGTCTGTAGGCTTCTCGCTCGATGCAGAATCCTTTCTTTGCGTACAAGATCATAAGCTGTCTTTGCGACACACTTCTCACTTTCTCTTGAACGTCAATTTCATATTTCTGTTTCAGCATTACGGATAAATCTTTCCCATTCCAACCGTCGGCAGACGCGGCATCTAAATACTGTTTCAATAATTCCTGCAATCGCACAATGCGTTTCTGCCCGAATCCGAATTCGTCGTGCAGGATAATATAGCCGATCGCGACAAACTCTTTGTATGATTTTGATATAACTTTATCGGCATTTCTCTTTTCAAAATCATTTTGACCAATAATCCGCATTTCCTGTTTTGTGTAAAATGTCGGTTTTTTCTTCCGTCTCAATGCATTGCTCATTTCTTTGATTTCTCCTTTCTGTATGTAATTTCCAACCATGCAAAATGACTTAATACAAGCTGTCTTGCACGTTCCTCGATTTCCATACCTTTGTACTTGTTTATCAGTTTTTCTCCGGCTTTCATCACTTCCTGCCACCATGCATCGTCATTATCCGGCGCGCAGTAGTCTTGGATAAACTTCCAATAATCCATGAATACTTGCCATTCTTCCGAACCTTTTTCGATCTTTGCACTTGCCATAGCTGCTACCTCTAAAACGGACAATTGCCGTTGTATGGTTTGAATCCGTCGCCACGCTCTTTCTTCTTGATTTCTGCCACAACATCATCAAATGGTTTGTCGATTTCAACAAACTTCATGTGATCTCCATCAAACTCCATTGCTTCACGCATTGTCATTCCCTGTCTGTTCTTTTCGATTTTTGCACCCTTGGCTCCCTTGTCATTGTCTGACAGATTCCACAGCATAATTATGTTTGACGCATCCTGTTCGATTGCTCCAGATTCCCTCAACTCTGCCATGGTAGGCTCTTTTGTATCTCTGCTTTCGGAAGCACGAGTTATCTGCGAAAGTGCTATTACGTGCGTATTCAAATCTCTTGCAACCGATTTTAAACCTCTTGAAATTGATGCTACTTCTTCATTTCTTCCGGAATATCTGTTATCCGGCATAAGCAATTGCAGATAGTCAACAACGATAACGTCAAAGTTTTGGTGTCTGCATTCCGACTTTATTTCCCTCGGAGATACGGTACCGGATGCAATCCATAATTGATAATCACTCATTTCTTCATTCGCTTGGTTAAATTTTTCCTGTTCATCGCCAAGAAACGCTTTTGCCCTTCTGATTCTCGTTAAACCGATTTCCGCAAGCCTTGAAATAAATCGTTCATACACCTGTTTATCGATCATCTCCAAGTTGAAATATGCGACTTTAAGTCCTTTTTTTGCCATATTCCCAATAATCTGCGTTGTAAGTGCGGATTTCCCAACTGCCGGTCTTGCGGCAATTACTGTTACGTCACCGCGTTCAAGATCTCCAAGCGCATCATCAAGCTGTGATAACCCGATTTTTATACCGCCCTCTCCAACACTTTCGTTGAAATATTTGTCTTTATTCTCAACCACAATCTGCTTCATTGGTTTTAGCTTTACTTCTTTTCCCTCTTGCAAATGTTCAAGTCTTGTAAGAAGATCGCTGATTGTATCATCAATGTCGCATGGTTTTAAACTGGATTTCTGATACATGTCACGAACCATTCTTGCCTTGTATTCTTTCGCAACCGCATCGGCATAACTTTTAACCATAGTTGAAGTGATTGTTCCGGTAATACAGGATTTCATCAATTCGCTAATCTGTTCCTGGGTGTATTTGTAGTTCTCAAGTGCCATTGATAAAGACATTGGATCAATACTTTCATTCCGGTCATACATAGCAAGCATTTCTTTGTATGTATCCTGTGCAAATTCCGAACTAAACATTTCCGGTTTCAGTGTTCGCCAGATGTTATTTAGCACATCATTGTCAATCAATACGCACCCGATCACTCCGAACTCTGCTTCTGTCAACTGCAATCACCTCGTTTCTCCGCGATCTGCAACCAATAGTCACAATCATTTTTCAGCCAATCAACATATTTTGGAATGTATCGAAAATCCGTATCGTCTGGATTCTTTTCTTGATAGTTACTCAAATATGCCTCTGTGGCTTTGTATAACAGCCGTGCAATGTCCGGTTGGTTCTCTTCGATAACTTCTAGCACCTTATCCATCCAAGCTGTTTTAGAGGTACTGTACGCTGTTTTCTTGGGGTATATACTAAAAGTCTTTTTCCATGCATCGTCAAAATCAAACAACTCTCCGGAATCGGTCGACAGCGAATTTTCTTTTATATTTTCTTTCTCTTTATCTTCTTCTTTTTCTTCTTCTTTATCTGAAACAGCGACGTCAGACGATTTATCGGGCGATTTTTGCTCAATTAGGTTCTTCTGCTTCTTTCTTCGGTTCTGCTGGTATAGCCTGTCGCGCTCTTTTTTCTTCTCATAAGCATCAAGTGTTTGATGCTTATTCCAATTCGGAATCGTTATCACGTTGTCAACGACTTCAATCATTCCAAATTCTTCAAAGGTCTTAAGCGCAAGCCTTACCGTGTTCAAGTCTCTGCGGAAAATGGTGGCAAGCATTTCATCCGTGAACGGCAACTTGTTGCTCATCATAAACACACCGTTGTTATTCTGTTTTCCGGCAAGAATAAGAAGTTTGAACCAAATCGTAATGATGCTATCCGCACTCGGCATACTCTCAATCAGAAGAATCTTTTCATCGTCAAAAACATCTGTTGTGATTTTAATCCACTTGACTTCTGCCATTTAATCACTCTCCTCATATGTATTTTCAGAAATCAAAGCCATAAACTTCTCATACTGTTTTTCAGAAACTTTGTTACCCTGTTTCTCCGGCTTCAATCGGATTTCAAGGTGCTTTTCAGCAATATGCGATAATTCCTTAGCAAGAGTCTTTTTGCCTTGTTGTACGCCCCGCATATAACCTTTGACCACTTTTCTTTCTCCGATTGAACCACTTGCGCGATTTTCTCCTTGACCGCCCAAACTGACATTACGCAATTGATAGCCTTTATCTGCATATAACTTGATGTAATATTTCTCCTTTTTATCAAGCTGGCTCTCTGAGAAATTCAGAAATTCAACTCGCCAACCATAAGGATTGTCGCTCTCGTTGTACAACTTATGCTTCCGTAAACTAAGGTCTATGTGTTGTTCATAGCCTGTAAGGTGGCTACACAATCTGCTGATTATATGCAGTGCCTGCCCGATATACGCATACCGGAAACCATTTTCATCCTCACGAAGTAAGAAGTATATTCCGCTTTCATCATTCAGTTTCGGATTCAACGCAAGCCACTTCTGTTTATTTTTGGCTTCGATGGCTTTTGCCTGTCTAAATTTCTTATAATCCACCCCAATCACTTCCTCTCCAATGGCTTCATGCTCATTTGAGCCACGAACTTTCCGTAACTCATACCGGAAGCTCGTGCCATGTGATTCACAGCCTTGATTGCATCGCCCTTTTTCTTTGGCTTTCTCAATCGTTCTTTAACTTCATTGCCGATGCAGTCTTGGCAATCAAACTTGTTTTCATCTATCGTCATAAAAATTCTGCCACATTTCGGGCATATTCTTGTATACACAATTCTTCCAGCCTTTTTAAAATTTTTAAACTGTGCGTATCTTTTTGCACATTTGGGTCTACAGTATTTCTGATCTGGTCGCTTCGGCTCAAATTCAGCCATACAGTATTCACATAATTTCAATTTTTACCTCCAATCTTTTGTAAGGGCGGCACGTTAAACGCACCGCCAAAACATGGCTTTCAATAAAGTTTGTGATAACTATTCGCCAAACAAGATAGTTTCTTTTAGGCTTTCGCCAAGGTGTTTCAACCTAATTATTCTTTTTCAAGTTCCGCTTTGATGGTCTCAAGTTTTTTCTCTTCATATTCAAGACGTACTCGGCAACTCTCAACAATAGTGCTCTGCCCGTTAATAAGCATTTCAACAGCTTTTTTCTTGTCTTTCTTCGTCAGAATGACCCTATCCCGGCTGCAACCGCTTAACACACCAATTTCGTCCTTGCGGATTCTCTGTCCTTTATATTCAAATTCGGATTCTTCAGTAATGATATACGTTTTTGGCTTTTCTTCTACGTCTACTTCTCTACAAGAAAATTTATCGCCCCAAAATCTGTAAATGTATAATTTCATGCTTTCTCCTTTCAGAACGGACAAAGGTTCATATCAACCTCTAACCCTTTGTCTGCAACATAAACATTTGATCCATATTCAATTGTTTCTTTCGTTCGTTGTAGGAATAACGCGGGATCTCCGCTTGTGTCCGATAAGTGTATTAAAACGACATTTCGTAAAGCTGGGTTGTCGTTCGTCTGAATAAATTTAAGTGCCGTATCAAGGCTCATATGACCTCGCAAACGGTGTTCATAATTTGGCTCATCCCGGTCTACCAAGCCCATGCTGTAATTGGCTTCAACCATGATATGCTCAATGTTAAGCTTCGAGAAGTTGTACTTGCAGTATTCCAAGTCAGTTAAGAACAATAACTGTCCCATTTCCTCATGCTTGATTAAATAGCCATAACATTCAATTTCTGTATCATGTGGCACATTGAATGGTGTTACCGTAAAACTGCCGATTTGCCGTGCTACAAGAGGCGAGAGAGGCGTTGTGCGCTCTCCGGTAATAACTTCTAGTGCGGTCTGTGTTTCAAACGCCGTATAAACCGGAACGCCGGATTGCATGAAATCTTTTATGTATCGTGCATGGTCTCCGTGTTCGTGGCTCACAATGCAACCGACAACATTCGAGATTTTCCAATCAATCATTTTCTTAAAATCAAGAAATTTGCATCCCGCTTCAATGGCAAGAATCTCACCACTGCTGCTGATTAAAGCGTAACTGTTGCCTGCTGATGATGAACCACAACAACGCATAAGCATTTAAACCACCTCACTTTCTTAATACTTAATATTCATATTTCCGTGTTCATTAACCCATTCATTTATTCTACGTGCAGTCATGCTTATTTTTGCAGAAAGCGGAAGCGACTGAATCTGATATAGGTCTGACATTGTATGTTTTTCCATGATTACACCTCAATTTCATCATCCTGTGGGAACTGGAAATAATTCTGTGTCATCTTATCAAAATCAGTTTTCGACAAACATCTTACGAATGAAGCACCTTTTTCGGTATTTATTATTGTTTTAAGAAAAGCGACATTTTCGTGCTGATCTATAAGCATTTCCATGGCTTTTTTTGCTTTTTCTTTTGTGGAATAATCTGCAACATCTACTGAATCATCATATCCACATATCTGCATTCTCACATAAACGCGCCCATTTATACATCCTGCATATAAAGAAACCGAACTGCTATCATACGGAAAATCCTTTGTTCCATCCTGCGATATAACTCTCATAGACTCCTCCTATCTGAAAAACAAAAACCAAATAAGTGCCACGAACGAATCAATGAGTGCTGCGATAAACACGATTACAAGAACAACCCTGCCAAAAGTGACCTTGTAAGGAACACCGAGAGAATGACGTATTTCTTCTTCTAAACTAATGCCGGAAACAACAAACTTTCCTATAACGAAAAACAACACCCATAACAAAATTGCTAATTTTACAAAAATCATTCTTCATATCCTCCCTAATCTTTCATAAAATCCGGTACGTTCTCGCCATTCTCAACAACTTTCTCCGGCTCAACTGCTGCACCGTCGATCGCTTCGGATTCTGCCACAACAAACGGCTCTGAATTGGCGTTTTCGGCAATTTCTTCCTGTGTCTGCACATAGGTTTCATCAAGCTGATTGAATGACTGCTTTGCCATGCTATTGAAGTCCTTGCGATACTTCTTGATTGCATTGTTGCGCATTTTACGAACAATCATTGATTCCGGTGTGTCAAGCCATGCTGCGCTGATATAAGGCTTTGCAACTTCACATTCCAACATTTCATCAACGGTTGCGCATTTTCTCAAAGCATCGAAAATCTCCTCTTTCTTAGCCTTGATTTTGCTCAACTGCTCGGCTGATGCTTTGTAACGATTCTGACAAATACCGAAAGTTTCATTCATCAGATTGTTGCGCACATGAGCGAACAGATTAACCTTTACGCCGTCTCTCTCTGCGATCAGATACTGAAATGTGCCGTCCTTTAATTTCAAAGGATAAACAACACGGACAACTTTCTGCGACCGTCCCATTTCTTCCCATTCCGGTGGTGTCATTTCGATACCCTTATGCTTTGGATAGGAAAACTCGTCACCGTCTTTAACAAGCCAACAAGGATATACGGTATCTACATTTTCTCCGTAATTACGAAGTAACGCATCGTTTCCGTCTCCCTCAATTCCCATTTCTACGACCTGTACATAGTCGTCTCCGACTTTCTTTGTTCTAAGCTGAAAATAGCACTCTCTCGGCACTGCATTAGCATTGAGTTTAAGGCTTGCGCACTGACCGACAACCTCTCGCAGATTCGATGTATCAAGTCCGTTTAAATCCTTGATTTTATCGCTATCCTTAACAAGCTGATAAATGCTTGTCATAGCTGACATGGCGCACTGCTTTGAATAATCATCATACGGCACACCGCATAACTCGAAATCTTTTGTAACAAGATTCGTGATTGAATTAGTCCACTGGCTGACCGCAGTGTTGACTTTCTGTACATCTAAACTGTTGTTCTCTGCCATAATTACTTATCCTCCATTTCACTTAAAAATGTTTTGAGAGCTTCTACCAAGCGTTCTTTTTCGCCGTTTCTTGATATTTCTTTACCATCCTTTGACAGCTCCTTTTCACTTGCTCCCTGTAAAACAAGGTTGTATTTCTCCTCTCCGAGAACATTCCTTAAAGCCACTAAAAGAGTTTCAAATTCAGTCATGATAACCGGCTCGGTTCCATTTACTTCTATTGTTCCAAAATCTGATTTAATCATATCTATCCCTCGCTTTCCTAAATCTCATTAAATGCCTGTACTGCGAACAACTCATTTGCAGTTCTTTTATAAACGTCCCCATCGACTTTCACGATGTAATCTGTCCCCTCTTTCACAAGTTCAACCTTGCAAATTCCTTTTCCTGTACAAACTGTCTTTCTCTGTAAGATCATTTATTTTTCCTCACTTTCTGCATTTTTTACAACTTCAAATTCATACACGCTATTCATTGTTTCAACTACAAGATTCCCCTTTTCGTTGATAAATGAACCACAAACACGGCTCGTTCTTAAGATCATGCCAGAATAATCCGTACCATCAGCATTTCTAATGTAATTAAGAATCATTGGCAACCCAATATGTGCGTACGGCTTTTCAACAATTCTGCCAATTCTTAATGGATATCTACCGTCTAGCCTTGTATTTCGCGTCTGTGCATCTCGGATGTCAACAATGCGATATTCCTCATATTTCCTCACAACCGCCACCTTATCAGCACCATAGGTTTCCACCCACTTCATATCCACCGATTCATCTGTAACAGTCAGCTTTGTACTTTTTGCATTTACGACTGTGTCTCCGGCTTTTACGGAATCCTCGGTGCGGTATGTATAACTTCTGGTGCTGTTTGGAAATTTTGCTTTGATATACTGCATCGTAACCCTCCTTTTTTAATGTCCCTTTGACAAATTCTCAACAATCCGCAAAAGTCGTTCGTTTGTTTCTGTGGCTTTTCTAAGCTCTCCTTCAAGGCAATATTTATTACTCTCAAGTTCGTCTACCTTTGTTCGCAAATCCGAGTTTTCAGCCTTCAATTTTTCAATATCATCCATGTACATGACCTCTCTTTCCCTTATTTCTCATATCTTTCTCGCAATACGGAAGAGAACAATGTCCGTCTCTTCCCCAGAACCCCTTACTTGCACTCTTCCAGCGCTTGCACGACATACACCGCGCATCCGGCTGCGTGATGTTGTTGCTTATTCCTGCTCTTGACATCCTACACACCCTCTACTTTCAACTGCTTATCCTCGGAAACCGTCAGAAGAATTAGCTGGGTATCAACAGCCGGTACATATTCATCATTGATACTTTCTGCACCATCAAGGAAAATCGGAACATACATATTAAAGAACTTCTGAAAACTGTTGCAAATATCAATCTTCGCTTCAATTTCCCTGCCAGTGTTTGTTGTGTCCCCGAATACCTTATAAATGCCGGTTTCTTCATCAAGCACCGTAGGAATACAAACTTCCTTATATTCTCCGTTTTTCTGGAAATCGAACAACTTCCAACGTACAATACCGAAATGCTGATTGATTTCCTCAACAAGTAACTTATTCTTTCGTTTTGAAACTTCTTTGAGCTGATAAAGAATCCTCTCGGCATCTGCCTTTGCTTGTCCATACTCGTTCTGTTTATGTTGCATATCTGCAATCTTGTCATCAATTTGAACATTGTTTTCAGCCTGTGCAATAATCTTATTTACTTCATCAAGCTGGCTCTGCAGATCTGCTTTCTCGACTTTCAAATCAGTAACAATCTTGTCCGCACCATCAGATTCCAGCTTTTCAATATCGGCGAGAACCTTGTCACGCTCTGCTTTCAGTTTCACATAATCTTCATTCTGCGTGTAATCAGCTTCGCTCGGGATATCGGATAACTGCTTCGAAAGTTCTTCTTTCTTTGTAATGACATCCTGTTCCTGTTTCTTTAAAGCGTCAATTTCTGTATTCAGATCAGCATTTTTCTTTGTAAGTTCGGTAATAAGTTCTTTCTTCTCGGTGCCAATAGTATTCAACCGATTCAGTTCAACCTTTTTGTCAGTGTCAAACTTAAATCTTTTTGCTTTCAGTTTTTCTTCTGCATCCGCCTTGGCTTTTTCTTTCCGGCTTTCAAAATCAGCCTTTAACTGCTCGATTTTATCTTCTGGCAACTTCTGACCGCACAGTGAACAAACAGTGCTATTTTCATCAAATACCCACTTGAATTCGTCAAACAGGTAAGGCGCTTCATCAAATGCCTTGGCATATTCTGCATTGTACTTTTCTCCAATTTTCTTCCGTTCTGCATCCGCATCTGTGATAGCCTTTTCATTACCGACAATCTGATTTTCTTTCAAAGAAATCGTCTGCTCCAGATGTTTTAATTCATCTTCGCAACCGCGCAGATCAGCATCAATTTCGTATCTACGATTGGATAATTCGCGGTTCATCGTCTGTGTAATTCCGGATATATCAAGTTGTAACCGCATTTCCTTATCGCGCAATTCGTCAAGCGAATGATCGGCACCGGCAATCTTCTTATCGCATTCAGCGATTCTTCTTGTCAGATCAGCCTTGGCAAGTTCCTGCTCTGCCACATTTACATCAACTTTTGCTTTCTCCAGACCGATAATCTGATTAGGAATCGCATCTAACTGTTCAACTGCTTTCTTCTTGGAAGCGTTATTCATGGCTTCAATTTCCTCGAATTTATAAGATTCAAGTAGTTTTGCAACATCGGCAGTTTCTTTATCCATTTGTGCAATCTCTAAATCTGTTTTTTCGCTTGCCATAGTGAATAAATATTTGCGCATTTCATCCTGTTTTTTCTTCAACGACAAATCCTTAGTGAACACATTTGGGTGCGAACAAATGAGGAATTTATCAAACTCAAACCCTAATTCTTCCAGATATGCCTTAAAATCACGTTCTGTCTTAGGCACAGAATTGATCTCATATGTATTTGTGATAGTAACTTTCGAAACTCCATTTTTATCCGGCTTTCCAACTTTTCGCTTCTGCATCTTGGAAAGAGTAATCTCTTTTCCGTCCACATCAACATCTGCAGTAACGGTTGGAATGCAATCTTCTATATTGTCCGGTCTGATATTTGGATTGCTGACAAGTTCATAGTTCTTATCAGACGTCAGCCAGTACCATGCCGCCCCGATTGTGGTCTTTCCTCTCCGGTTCATGCCGGAAACCCTTGTTGTCTTGCCAAATTCGTATGTCTTATCCTTTACCCCCTTGAAATTTTCAAGTCGCAACGATTTTAAAATCATTCGCATTATTCTACACCCCCACGATTCCTTTTATTGACAACTCATATGTGACTTTTTCCACAACGCGACCATCTTTACACGTTTTCTTATATCTCCGGCTCTGCAATCTGCCGTACGTGCTTACCTTATCGCCTAAAGCAAGTGAGTCCGTATATTCCGCACACTTTCCCCATGCGATACATGTGATCAAATCCTCTTTTCCATTCTCTCTTAAGGTTTTGAGTTTCACATCACAGATTTTTCGACCAAGTGGCGTTTCCCTAAGTTGCTTTTCCTCGATAATTCCATCAAGACTTACTTCATTCAAAGGGCTATCATCCTCTGGCTTTGTGATTGTATCCGCCATAGCATACATAAGAATGGCTTCTCCAGATCCGGTTTTTACGTGCCGGGTAATTATCTTTCCCTTGACACATACCGTTCCGCTGATTTCTGTATCGCTGATTTCTTTGTCAAACAGTACCGGAAGAATATCTGCAACACCGCTTCTTCTTTCAACTCCGATGAAAAATTTATAAAAAATCTTACCGTTTGATTTATGACTTTCCCTTGGTGCTGATACAACATCACCTATCAGTGTTATTTTGTTCTCCATTGCTTCTCCTTTCCATTTCTCTGTCAAGAACCTTTTCAAAGTCCTCTTTATCATTCTGTTTCTTTCGTTTCCCTGCCAAAAGTTCAGCAAGCATACGCTTTTCTTTCGTGGAACATCTCGTACCACTTATATACACAACGCCTACCATGCATCCTCTCTCATTCTGCGTTTTCTCTTAATTCGCTTGTCAAGTTCGGCTCTCTTCCGGTCTACTTCCGACCAGTAATACATGATTGCAGCAATTACTGCCCCTACTACGAATTTAATAGCCGACATATTCCCGGCCGCGCCCTCACTATCCATATAGCACGCGGCAACCAAGGAATACTCCATTGCAACCGCACCTATGATGAATTGGATTATTTTTTTCATTCATTCCCCTTTCTGCCACTTTATAATTTAGTACCAGTCAGAAACAAACGTTCCGAGTAACGGACATACAACAATATCTATAAAACGCACAGAACCATCTTCCATGGAATATGTAAAAGCCATTGCATGTGTGTAAGTCGAATCTCCCGTCTGTATCTGTGCATCTCTTACAGAAACTCCATATGTTGTTTCCTCGTCAACGAAAATGCTTGAAAAACTTTCCGCAGAGTCAACCTTTGCCAAATAGTTGTCACCGCTACGAATTACCCTTGAATTAACTTTCTGAAATTCAAAATTGCTCATTTCAATTCTCCCTTCCATTATGTGTTTCGTTTTCCTCGCCCTGCTCACTATGTTTCGAAGCAGAACTCTCTACCATTCCAAGGACATATCCTTTCTGAAAATCTGTCATATTCGGAATGGCATCACGAAGTTTTTCGACAACTCGCTTTTCTTTTTCGCTCATACAATCACTTCCTTTCATGCGCAATATCTGATTTCATACTCTGCTACGATTTTCGAAAAGATTTCACGCAATTTCTTATCATCCTCAATAATGTCCATTTTGTTCAATGCGCTGATTTCTGTTTTCGTGCATCCGCTTTCTGCCATGCGCTCACGTCTGTTTCTGATTCTTCTATTCAAGTCGCATCCAGCACGGTGTTCAAGTTCTGAATACATTTCAGTCCTCAATACATTGAATTGACAATCTGCATTTCTCTGAATCCGGTTAAACTTGGCATTGATTTCATTTCTCCAATTATCAAATACCGGTTTCACCGCTTCTTTGATATGTTCAGTTGTCTCAATTGCTTTCCGCGCTGTGTCCTGTGCCTTAGCAATCTGTCTGTCTCTCTCCTTGTCAGCAAGTTCTTTTTGAACCATCTGATTAAGAAGCCCTTGCAATGCTTGCAATTCTGGAGATAATTGGTCGTTGACACTTTGATGTACATTAAAATAGGAAGAAACTAGTTTTCTTTGTACTTCCCATGCCAAATCATCCGTGAATGACTTGACCAACATCAGATAGCCCTGTTCGGTAATGAGTGCTGTTCCGAAGTTACTCAACACTACATTTTCTAGTGTCCGTTTTTCGGACAGTTCAGTATTTTCAAGGTCTGACGGCTTCAAAACGAAATAATCTTCGCCCTCAACAAAATGTTTTCTGTTGTCAGAAAATCTTTTTCTTGCTGTTCCGTCCGGTCTTTCATGTGCCATATCAATGTCCTTAAATGTGACCACTCGCTTGCCTTTGTACTCTTTGATGGAAATATCTGCATTTCCAATGTGTACCAAATTATCCATATTTTCACTCCTTTCTGTGGTATAATTCCCTTATCATCAAATAAGGGAGGTGAATTTTTGAACAATGAATATGTATCTGCCTACGCTATCGCTAAAATTTGCGGATGTAATGATTCTTTCAGTGATTTCAAAACCAAGTACGACCAATACTGCGAAGAAATCAAAAAATCTCTACCGAAAGAAGAAAATCGATCCTCTAGCGTGGAAGCGGCAGAAAACCCATTCCGTAACATAAAACATTTCTAATATGTTTTAATGACCGGAGAAATGGCGGTAAGGACTTTGACGGATAATTCAATGTTTGTATCTTCGATTTTCTTATCGCCGTCCAAAATGCTTTGGTAATCATCAACGATATTCATTGCTATGTGCTGTGCCAATTCGTCAAGACCGATATATCTATCCTTGTCTTTCTTTACAATTACAGCTTTTCCTTCTTCGTCTAAAAGCCGGTATCTTTTTACTTCCACCCATTCTCACCCCTTTCGTTTTCTTCGTCTGCAATCTGTAGATTGATTGCCCCGATTTTTTCCTGATATATCAAGCAAGCGGCATCAACCGTCAAATTAAATGCCTGTAAATCAAGCACCAAATGTGGAAAACCGTTTGGTTCTACAGAAAAATCAAGTTTTCTAATTCCTTTGATTTCATGTCCATCTACAAAAAGATGAATACTTGACGGCGGCTCGCCCTCTTTTCTCGGCTTGATTTCAATTTTTTGTGGTTTGTGTTCCATGCCCTAACCCCCTTTCGTCGCTCTCTTCTTGTGGTAAAAGCAAATGAATATTTTCCAAACGGAGATTAGGATATAATCTCTTTGTTTCTTCATATACGGTTTTGGTTTTCAGCCACTTCCGCATATGAAGAACCTGTTCCATGACATCCATATCGTGAATATCCACTTTGTTTAGAATCTTCTGCAATTCCTTTTCCATTCCATTAAAATAAGAAACCGGAACAACAATTATGTCATTTGCTGATTTAATCTCTTTCATGTTCTCACCTCTTTCCTTTAATTTTAAGGTTTTGTTGACCTTGTAAACAAAGTATAGTCCCCAAGAAACATTTTGTCAATACTTTTTTGTTGACTAGGGGACATTTTTGTTATATAGTATATATGAAAGGAGGATAAATAGTGAATGAAAGAATCAAAGAATTAAGAAGTCGATTAGGATTAACACAAGAAGAATTTTCCTCAAAAATTGGTCTTTCGAGAAATTTTATAGCGCAAATTGAAACAGGAACAAAAAAACCGTCCGAAAGAACAATTTTTGATATATGTGAAAAATTTAATGTCAATCAAGATTGGCTTCGCACCGGAAACGGAGAAATGTTTGTTGAGTTATCAAAAGACGAACAGATTTCAGCAATGCTTGGAGAAATCCAAAGATTAGGTGATGAAAACTTTAAGTATCGACTTGTTTCTGCACTGTGCAAGTTAAGCGAAAGCGATTGGACAGCCTTAGAAAATTTAGTAGATACGATTTCAGACAAAAAGTAAAAAAGAGCCAAGGGCAATGCGCAAACCCTTGGCTCTTTTCCTATTTTAATAAGTTGCTTATGTATGCATATATGGTTTTTAACCAATGCAAATTGTCGCATTTTTCAATGAGTTTAATGATTTCATTTTTGTAGTACTCTTCTCCCAACCTCAAAACCCCCAATCATGTGCCCTATGTAGCGATACGGATATTATAGAACGTGTGTTCGGCGTAGTCAATCCCCAATTATGGGCGGAGCCATGCCAAACCCCACCCATGCCAGAACTTGAAGTGTCCTTTCGGACAAGTCCATAGTATCACTACAATATGCATGATTTCAACATTTTTCGGTCGCAAGTTTCGACAAGAAATGTCATTGCAGAGAAGCGGAAAGCTGTTTCTCAATCTCTTCTTGCACTTTTGCGCGCCAACGCATCGGCACTTCATCAATCGTCATTTTCTTGTCTATAAGAATACGTCTCACGTAGAATTTAACCATTATGCTTCACCTCCTGCTACCATATCTGCAAGATCCTGAATTGCTCCGGCGTTTACTTCGTGACCGGCTTTCAATTCATCGATTGCCTTTTCCATTTCCGTCTTTGTCCGCAATCGGATAGTAACGGTATATGTACCATCTTCTGATCCGTCCTCTCCCACGTTTTTGGAATAAGTAAACCCATCGGATTTAAGGTCTGTGTATTCCCCGGACACTTCCCCGTTGTGGGTGAATGTCACTTTTGCAAGGTTGTCCACGGAAAACGCTTTCGTGATTGTTTCGATTCCGGCAAAATCTGCCGACTGAATCTGAATATTGCCGAGACTTGCTCCCTCAGCAATCTCGAATTCTGCTTTGTTTTTAAGAATAATTTTATCCATATTATTTTTTCCTTTCTATGATAAAAAATGGTTTATAAGTTGCGTTCGAATGTTTGTTCGATATATTTTCTTAAACGGCAGTTTAAATTAACTACCCATAATGCTATCTCCAAGGTCAATACTGCAACCAATTACTTCCCCATCGGCTGTTTCAGGAACAATTTTAGCATCACTATAAGCTTTTGCTGATGTAATATATGCGGGAAATGGGATATTCAATAGCGTCTGTGTTTCATTATCATACCCACGGCTGAATACGTCAAAATATAAAATGCTAGATTTTCTAACAACTCTAACTTTTGTTAAATTTAATGTCCCTATACCAAAACTAGAAATTTTGGCTTCGTCAGAATACTTAAGAATTATTTTTACTTTATGAAAACATCCGACTTGAACGTTCCACGTTTGTCTTAGCATGATCTCTATAAACGTCGATGCCGCACCTTTTGACCCAGTGTCGGTCATAAAAACAGCTTCTGCAATTCTATACCATCCTGCACCTAGTTTTCCTATGTGAAAATTACTGTATAGTTTAATTCCAGAGGCTGGATTCAATGCACTTATATCGTTTTTAGTAGCAACATTATTTAAACTGCCGTTTAAATCACTTATCTGCTTTGCAAGCGTACCATCCAGATCCGGATTAGCCTGCCGCGCGTCCAACGCAAACCCTTCCACTGTCGTAATCTGGTTGTTTACGATACTTTCCGGTTGCAGTGCGCTTCCGATCTTTTCTTTTAGTGCATCTGCCAACTTTATGACGTTTTTCGCTTCGTCCAATGTAATTGTGGTGCCATCCAAGTTAATGCTAAGCGTTCCACTCTCATCTACGCTCATGCTCTTTCCGTCCGGCTTTACAACTCCGGCATCCTCTGTTGTTGCAATCGCACTAGCACCGCCCACGATAGACTTAGACCAGTATTCCGTATTGCTCGTTGCCGTTCCTGCCGGAACTTCTTTTTTCGCAAAATACAATGTGTTATTATAAGTTACTGCATCCAATCTCTTATATGTAGCATCTGCGCTCCAATCGCCCTTTGGCACAATTGCCACTCTTCCTGCTATAGCCATTTAAGCCACCTCCCAGTTTAAATTTCCGTCATTGTCAACGACAAAGTTATAAGCAGAATTGTCCGTGTAAATCAACTCTCCATCCTCATTCACATCAAATTCTGTCATTGTGAGTTTCTTGTTAATCTCGTTTTCGATTCCCTGTACCCGGTCTGCGCTGTCCTTTGCGTCTGTGGCAGATTTTGCCGCGTTGGTTTCGGACACCCCTGCGCTTTTGGCAGATGCTATTGCCTTGGCAGATTCCACTTTAATATCTGCAAGATAATCTGGGCGCAGATGCTTTTCTTGGATACTTCCCTCTTTCACGATTGCGGACACCTTACCGTCACTGCTAATTTCAAATGCAATGGTATTGCTATCTATAAATTCATACTGCGTGATCAGAGCGGACAAATCAACATTCTGCGTTGTGCCATCGTCCAGCGTGATTACTAATTGTTGTGTTTGCGGATTGTACTTAAAGTTGACCGCCAACTTTTCCAATTTTGTGTCAATCACAGCCTTGGAACCATTCATCTTAACCACCGTCAGCGTTCCGTTGGATTCATCCCAAAGGATTTCCTTTACAAGTTCGTTAGCTTTGGTCAAGTCAACTTTAGACGCATCCATAGCAACCACACGATCATCCAGATTGTCAATGCCGGCTTCCACATTATTTAACCGCATGGCATCAATCGCTGTTTTCTCGCTTGGAAAATTCTCCCAGTGTGTACGGTTATAAATTTTCTGCATGGTTCACACTCCTTTCTAGCGCTGATAATCTGCGTTCCAGATCTTCGTTTTTCTGCTGCAAAAGTTCGATTTCTTTCTGCTGCTTTTGAATCATCTGTATGTGCATTGCATGGAGATTTTCCTTGTCGATTTTCCATGTCTTTAAATCTCCGTGAATTGCTTTTTCATCCTCTTCGGCATCTTCTTTTAGTACAAGTCCGCTATCGGACAATCCAGCATCCTGCAAAATCTTCTCTAAATCCTGCGCAATTAAACCAAACTGTAAGCCTGTGTGCTGCGTGATGTATCCGGATTTCCATGTATACTCAACCGGGCGCATTGCCATATACACACTTTTAATATCCCTTAATGATTGTATATTATTTTTCAACCTTTTATCGGAGCTAGGAATAGAAATCAAAAGACCCTCGATATCCAAGGTACTTTCCCTCGAACCAAAATCAGACACTTTATTAAAGTGTCTGGGCGAATACTTGGTTGTAGAGCTATCATTAAGTGTATAATCTACATCTGTAAAATACCCACTTGGCAATTCGCTTTTGGTTGCGTAGTCGCTCAGCGAATTGTCAACATAACTTTCTGTCGCCAAGTTTTCCCCGTTTGCGTCAGTAACAGATAATAAGTCCAACTTAACATTCTGCAATAACGCATTATTTCTTCCGTCATGCCCTAATATCTCTACCCCAGATACCTCACCACTGTCAAAAAGCAGAGATTCTATTATATGTACTCGTCCGCTACCGTCCAGTTCAAAGTTGTTACATTCTACAATCAATCTGTTTCCTCGTAGCACAATTTGGTCAGCACTGGCATTGATCATAGAAATAACTTGGTCGTTCTCGTCTCTTCCAAGTTTCAATTCCAGCGATGCGTCTAATTGCCCTTCCGCTTTTTGTGCACGATTGACTTCTGCGGCAATGCTATTTGCGGTCTGCTCAAACTTGGTATTTGTCTGCTCTTCTAAATCTTCATACGTGGATTGAAGATGGTCTGCGTTCCTCTCTAACTTTCCGGTACGCCTTTCCACACTTTCAATCGTGTCTCTGATCGAATTAACCTTTGCAGAGTGTGTCTGCGTACCCTGTGCCGAGATTGAATCTCTCTTGCTCTGCACACCGGTTAGGGTGCGTTGCAATAGATACGTTTCAACAATTTCTCTTGTGGTATTGAATCGGATTGGTTCGCCAAGTGTCAGACATGGATTTCCGACACAAGTGCAACTTTTGATCGGTGTGTATACCGGCTGTTTCATAATCGGCAACAGGTTATTTGCAATCTGCTCCAGCTCCGCTCCGGTCTTGTCTGATACAAGAAAGTTTCCGGTAATCGAATAGTTGTTTCCGGAAGTTCCAACAATCGCACCGGCATTATCTTCGCTTGTCTTGATTTCAAGCTGTGTGATTGCCTTACTTTGGAAGTCCTCATAATCAAACGTGATGTAGTGTCCGGTCATGGACTCCGTGTTTGCATCAGACGGAAATAAATTGTCAGACGGAAATAAATCTTCTGCCGGATAAAGTGCGCTTGTGATTGCTTTCAGAAAGACATACTCAAACTTGCCCTCTCGGTTGATATTTCCAAAGCATCCATTGATCTCGCATATTGCCGTTACAACCGTTTTCCCGCTGATAGAGGGCTCTTCTGTTACTGCGCTTGAATCGTCCGTCTGCGTGGCTACAATCGTCTTATTGACCGTCATGGAATCATTGACAAGGCTTGTTTCAACTTGCGCAATTCCAAGATGTGCAAAAAAGCTATCGCGGAACTGCTTAAGTGCCATTGGAAAGCTAAGTCCTGCATACCAAGACTTTACATCCGTATTGATAATGTCATACATCGCGTCATATGCCGTAATCTGCCGTTTTGTACGGTCAGCCGTAGGAACATCGGATGCAACCTTAAAAACTCCGTATGGCATCGGATTTTGGCTATCTCCGTCAATCGTTTCTTCAATAGAGATTGTCTTTCCAATAATGCTTCCTGCGGTGTTTCGTGCTGTGAATTTTACGCAATTTGCTTCGCACGCTCCAAACTTTAATTCAGACTCCGAACAAAGGCTTTCTTCAAGCGCAAACGTACCGATTTCAAGCATCGAATTGTCTATTTTCTGGTTTGTTCCAACAACAGATATGACCATCTGCTTATCTGTCGAGGAATCCCAATACTTTTCTTTCAAACTGCTATTTATCATATACACCACCTACAAACGAAAATTTGATTGCGTCATACTTAATCTTCCCATGTGCCACAGAATAGAACGTAGGCTGAATGTCAGCGATATATCCATACTGCGTCACATAGCCGCGTTTCTCCGGCACGTATGCCGTGATATAGCCACCGCGCTCCTTTGCCTTGGTATAGTTCTTTTCAATATTCTTCCAAAAATCATCAAACTGCTTTTCGGTCAGCATGGCTTTAGTTTCAAACTCGACCTTTAAGGCTTTCAGTTCCACGGCATCACGATGCTCATATCCGTTTTCATCCGTCCAAGGGTCTTTGTCCTGCATATTTACATAGGAACTAAACGTGTCCTGCTTTATTAAATTGTTCGGTATGGTATAATTCCCAAACTTTACTAAATATCCACCATATCCCATCGTTTACCTCCTAAAAATGGGCATAAAAATAGCACCTACCGTGTTGGTAGATGCTATCCATTTGATTAAATTTTAAGCTACTACTGATTCCCATTCAGATTTCAGCTTTTCTACATCGTTTTCAAAAAGTTTGCAAGCGATTTCGTACAACTGTGGAATCATTCCCATTTCCCTGTCGATATAATCCATCTTGTTTCTTACTTTTGGTTTGAGTGTGCAACCTTCCATCCTTGATTTAAGGTTGCAGTGATATTTCCTTTCAAATTCTCCATAAAGCAACGAATAGCGTTCTTGATACTTTCCATCGGCACCGAAACGGACAATCTGTGTTATCCGCTGTCTCTTGGTTGCCAAGTCAATATCATCAACGAGTCCGATAATAACATCTTCCTTATGGATGATTTCTTTCTTCTGCCTTTTAATGGTTTCGTTCTGCTCTCTAACAGTTTTTAATGTCTGGGAAAATATCAGCTTAGTGTTTTCATCTGCATATGGCAGGTAAGTGGAAATAAATAATTCATCATTATTGACATACCCACCTGTTTTACGGATTGTAGGGAGAACCTCGGATGTTACCCAACGTTTGAACTTATGAAGTTTTTCTTTTCTTTCGTTTATAAGGGCGTCGTTTTGTGACACACCCTTTGCTTTTTGAGGTTGCATCTGAAAAAGCAAGGAATACAAACCGCTTTCATTAACAATCGTCATTTTTTGTTTTCCACCTGGAGTATCAATTTGTGACACACCCTTATCAGAATCATCAATATTCGAAAGGCTTCTTCTGTAATTCGTATCTCCGAATACTTCGCATATATCCTTTCCAACAAACCATGGTTCATCATCTACCATGGTCATTCTTATCTGTCCGAATATCGGATTTTCAAATACCTCAATGCTATTTTGAATCTTAAGCATAAGTTGTGATTTTTTCATTCGTGTCTACCTCCATACATTTTTATCTGAATAAAAAAGAGGAAACCGCTTGTGAAATCACATTGGTTTCCTCTTTCGTACAGTATGGCGTTCGAGTAAGTAATCCGCATCTTCACGGATAAGGTTGTTTCCTTAGTAATAAGGATAGACTATTTTTGATTTTGTGTCAATCTGATTTTGAATTAAAATAAGCCGTGTTTCCACGGCTTATGCTTTTATTCTTCTGCCACTATTGAAAATTTTACTTTTGAATTTCCATAATAGCTTGTGCTATATTCTGTGTCAAAAACTTTCGTGTCCATAGGAACTTCAAAATATATCGAACCTTTAGTTTTTTTACCCGGACTAAGCGTTGTGTCAAATGTGCTGTCTATGTAATCAACAGCATAATCGTCTGCGTATGCCGAAAAATCATATCCAGAAATGTCTTGATCTTCATCTGATATATTCTCAAACTCGAAATCTAGTTTCATAAACGCATCTCCATCATCTGGACTTTGATACGCAACATCGTCCAATGTTAATTTTGCAGATGAAAATGTTATTATCAAGTCATTAGTCTCAACCGAATCACCTAATGTGAAGTAGTCATCGGATGAATCGGTCGATTCTTCCGTTTCATCATCCGATGCTTCCACATCTGGACTGCTTTCAACTTTTTCTGGGTGGTCTGAATCACTTTCATCAAATACAAGTGCCGCAAAAATAAAAATAATTATCGCAACTATTGAACAAGCAAGACCCGCAATTGCAGTTCCATGCCCTTTCCATTTTTGCGTAAGTGCAATTATTGCGCATACGAGACCGATTATTGCAGGGACTACACCTATCGCAACACATGCTAACAAAATTCCTGCTATTCCGCACACTAAAGATGCAATTCCCCATCCGCTTTGTTTCATAATCAAATTCCTCCCAAAAATCCTTTAACTCATTTTAGTAACCCAAAAGAATCTGTCACGTAGTAGTCGGAATCTTCCGAGTCCTCATTCCAGACAACTAGGGATAGTTGTATGTTGTCAATATTCTTTATTTGTAAACTCACAATGTTATCATCCATTGTCCACCACGTTACATAGGCTTTTTTATGTGGAGATAGATCTTGATATAACGTTCCTTCTACCATAGCATCATTTACTGATGATGTGTCAGAATTAACCGTAATATTATTGTCTGTAATATTTTCGATTGTCAAGCAAGCTATAAGTTCGTCCGGGTATGTTCCCTTCTTTAGCCCTGTAAAGTAAACCCTAATGCTCGAATCTTCGTATGCAAGTCTGTTGATTTTCTCTTTCACGGTTACTTTGCAAGAAATCACTTTCTTTCCGACTTTAGCCTTGATCTTTGCCGTTCCAGATGATACTGCCGTAACAATTCCGCTTTTTCCTACCTTTGCAATGCTTGGTTCGGTTGAACTCCATTTAACTCTTGCTTTTGTTCCGGTAACTTTCAATTTCTGTGTTTTCCCAACATCAAGCGAAATTGCTTTCTTGTTTAATTTGATAGTTGCCGCCTGCGCAACAATCTGTTTCCCATATGCATTTTGGATTGGCATAGCCGAAATCAAAACGGCAAACGCTAACCCCATTGCTACCAATATTCTTTTTGTTCGCTTCATAATAACGCCCCTTTCCCTTGTGATACATTGACTATACCACAAGGGAATCAGAATGTCTATGTTTATACCGGAAATGGTGATATTCCGGTGCGATTAAAATACTCTTGTGCGCTTTGCCGTGCGCTATCAAAGATAACTTTTCCGTCAAGTGAAATCTGAATCGGTCGATTATTGCCTACACTTGTCTTTAAAAGTGGCTGAATAACTTCCTTTACAGCCTGTGCAACTCCGTAAGAAACAGACGATACAATCTGGTCGTTATTCATTACTGCCGTATGACCGCCAAGCGTACCGACAAGTTCCGGGCCCGCTTCTCTCGCAACGAACATCTGTCCCATGTTTGGCAATCCACCGACTGCGTATTTCTTAACCGGTTTCCAACTTCCGCCGGAGAATACACCGCCATCAGCTTTCTTTGTACTCTTTCCTGTAAGTCTAGCCGTAAAGTCTAACACTGCATTTTTAATTCTATTCACAAAAGAGGTTATGAGCGCAGTGAATCCACCAAGTCTTTTGTTTGCAGGCTTTATATTATCAGTTACCCTCGTCAGAGTGCCTGTAAAGTGATTTAATGTCTTATCACTTCTTTTAATCTTGTCCTTATTCGCAATAAGTTCCGCAGTGTAATTGCTTATCCTTTTGTATTTATCTGGTATTTTATCTTTGTTTCCTGTTAAACTAGCCGTGTAATTTGCCAGTGTTTTATCACTTGACTTTATCTTGTCCTTATTTTTGGATATATTTGCAAGATAATTGTTTAAAGATTTATTCTTGGTTGGAATAACATCTTTGTTTTTCGATAAATTTGCTGTAAAATTCTTTAACGATTTATCGCTTAGTTTTATTCCGTCCTTCCCCTTTTCTAATCCTGCCGTAAATCCTTTTAGTTTTTTGTTTTTAATTTTGTCATCAGCAGATATTATTTCTGCTTTTAGCTTTATTTTCTGCGGCTTTGATTTTGCATACTCGCTTACCACAGAAGAAATTCCGGAAATTGGACGGTTGGATACAACTTTTTTCTTATTTTCCGCTCTTACCCTTGCATTTCTTTTTTGCGTATTCGCAAACCTGCGCGCTTCATCCGGCATCCCCGCTGTTGATTTCTTTTCTGCTTCTTTTTTTTCTTTTTGTTTTCTATACCAATCCGTATTCTCAGCCAATCTTTTTTTGGACTCATCATCTGAAGGATAAGCATTTTTTTTGACCTTATTTTTTTCTTGGCTTTTTGGAACTTTAAGCGTTTTCTTTTTTCCATCCCATCCGGTTACTGTAACCTTTTTCCCAAGCATCAAGTCAACTTTTTTCTTAAAGTCCTTTATTGTTTTTTTCATTTTATCGCTTTTTTCAACAAAAAACTTTCCAAGCGAAATTCCAACTGAAACCGTTACTCCGGCAAGCGCAAAATACGGATTTCCGCCCGACATATAAAATGCCGCTCCACCAGCCGCCAATGCTTCTACAACAGAGGATGTAAAATCTGTCTTTCGTTTAGACAATTGAAAACCTATAGTTGCAATAAACGCTGCCAATCCAAGACCATTGAGTTTGAAAGTCTTTCCACCTTTTCCGCCTTTTCCTCCGCTCGTAAACCCAAGTATGGAACAAAGCGCAGATGAAACTATAGGCGCAAGTTTTCCACCAGAAAACATGAGAATTGTAGCCAAACTCTTTGGTGTTAAATTTGTTAGGAATGTTTTTAATCCATTAAAAATATCTTTCCAACTCAAATCATCAAAGAAGCCGTGAACAAACTTCCAAAAACCATCAACCCATCCATTGATAGCTTCTGCGCACTTTTTCCATTTGAATTTTTTGAAAAAGCGATTAAATCCATGTGCTATGTTATTGCCAAATGTTTCAAACTTAAATTTATCCGTAAATCCTTTTGATGCAAATATTGCAGTATTCAACGCTCCTGCAATCACATCTGCGGTTGCAGTAAATACGCTATTTCCCTTTTTATCTTCTGAAAACAAACCATTAAGAAACTCTGCGAGTCCTGTTCCAAATCCGGACGCTTTAGCATATATTTTATCCCATTCAATGCCACCAACGGCTTTTACAAGGGCTTTTCTTATTTCAATTCCAAGTCCTTCAAGATCTTTGATGTTGCTTACGAAATCCTTGTAAATCGTGTCTGTCTTAACCAGTTTTCCGGTATCTCCACCGCCAGAACCGCCAGAACCAGAACCGCCACCACTTCCACCGCTTCCAGAACCGGAACCCTTGTCTTTACTCTGTTTTGAAATAACCTTTAATTCATCAAATGCACGAGTTGCCTGTTGGATTTCCTTTTTTGCTTTCTTGGCATTTTTTGCGATACCACCCGTGTTTTTCCCTGCGTTTCCTGCGGCATTACTTAAATCATCCATGCCGTCAGATGCGCTTCCAATATCATCAGCAAGACCGCTGATTCCTGCCCCTTTGCTTGCTTCATACTTCCATCCGAAGATTGAGCCTAAAGCATTTGTTACCATTTCCGCAAAAGAAATAACCTTTTGCAGAACTGCATTGAGTACCTTGATAAACGGCTTAAATGCATTGATTAAACCACCACCAACAACCGCTCCAAGTGCTTTGAAGTTCTCTTTAAGCATGGTTATTTGGTTATGCCATGTCAATATGTTATCGTAAAGGCTTTTTATCCTCTACTTCTTATGGTTTCCCATAAGTTCGGCGTACATTTTCAACCACAGCGTTGTGGTTGTCGGATACTCTTGGGGATATTATATTCTACACTCTTTCCATAAGAAAAGAGCATAGGTTCAATCCCTACGCTCTACAATGTGCTATAACTTTTATTTTATAGCCTTATCTCGGTATTAGCTTATTGGCTTATCCACTTATAACCATAAGCAGTTCGTCCCTCTTGGTCAATTACCTTATGTATTGCTTTGTAATTAACTCCGAGAGATTCCCCGGCTTCGGATATTCTATCGAACACTCTTACAATCTCTCCGCTTTTCGCATCCACTTGCGCAATTTTTCTTCCTTTTTTACGCTTTTTATAGATACTCAAATCTTTTATTGGAAAATCTTCTTCGTATACAAAAATATATCCATTTGCCGACTTATAAGTATTTGAAAGCACACCGGAAATAGTTGTTCTATTTGTTCCGGTAATCCTAGCCGCTTCCTGCAAACTTTTAAATTTCTGTATAAAATTTCCTTCCATATCACATTGAATAATGCTTCTCATTCCGTTAGGTTCCGGCTTTCTATAGGTTTTCGCTCCGTTTGATTCATATTCATCCTCAAACATAAACATATAGCCCTTTGTTTGCCGCCTTTTTCCTTTGCAATTAAGCAGAACATCCGCATTATGAAATCCGTCAATTTCTGCATCCATTGCACTATCATAACGCTTAACATATTTCCCGTCAAGCGTCAGCAAAACAACCGCCCTGGCGTTATGATACGGCGCACCTTTCCCACCTTTGGTCATATTATAGCCATCTCGATAGGTGTTAAATTTTTCAATGTAATACTTTTCCAACTCACAGGCTCTATCTTCGCTTTCACACGTTTCGATGATTTCCCATGAGAAGTTGTCAAACCCGAATTCTTTAATTGCTCTATGAAAGTCGCAATCTTCTTTTTCGTAGCACCTTTGATGTTGCCACACTCTGCTATGGAAGTCACAAGTTTGACCGACATAAGATTTTCCGTTTATTTTATTTGTTGCTTTGTAGATATAATATGTTCGCATTAAATCACCTCAAACATATTATACAAAAATGTTCGCGCTAAGTCAACTTAGCTTTCACCGATTTTACCCGATTTTCATCGACATATTGCTATGCCGCGCGACACATGAAACAAAAGTTTCGTTTATCGGCTGTTCTGGCAAAGTCCCCGGTGATATTGGTTGTATGTGCAAGCACATACTGATAACGCAACATGGCTTTTTCAGCCTGCGTCATGGATGATATATTCGCATCAAGTCCCTGCTTTAACGCCCACTCTTTCAATGTTGCCTGTGTCAAGTCGATACCATAACGCCGCATAGGTGCCGTAGTACCGGAAAATACAGATTGCAGACTCTTGGCAATATCTTCTTGACTCACATCGTAGAATGAAGCCATATCTCCGGCTAATTCTGTCAACCGGATAGACATTTTTGCCATTTTACCTTGTGGAATATCAAGGGCAGTTCCCATTGCTTGGAAACGGCTTGCAAACTGTTTCGCGGACAATTCGGACATACCAAATTTTTCAATTGATGTTTTTGCGAAATTGTTAATTAGGCTTTCATACTGCCCGAATGTCTGCCTTACAACGTTTTCAACCTCTGTCAGTGAGGATGATATGTCAATGGCATCTCCAAGTAGCCTAAATCCTCGGAATAGAGTCCAATACGTTGCATACACTTTTCCGATTGCAGACGCAAGAGAGAAAGACTTCTTAGTAACCGCAGAAGCACCGGAACTAAATCCGCTAAATGAGCTTGTGATGTTTTTTGCCGCTGTTCCTGCCGCTCCACCTGTTCTTGCTAACTTTGCAAGTGCATTTGTCATGTTGATAAGATTTTGACTTACCATAGGTGCTTTTGACAATTCCGACATGAGCTGTCGCATTGCAACCGCAAGTTTCGGTATGTTCTCGATAGCTTTTGTAGAGCTTGTATAACCAAGCTGTTTGATTCCTCCAGCTAATTCCGACAAACCTTGCACCGATTTCGACATACCGGAAAATGAGCTTACAGACTTTGAAATCTGTCGCATTGCTCCGGCTGCTGCATTTATCTTTCCTGTGTCAATGTTGCTAAGCGTTTTAATGTTTCTTGCAAGAGTCGAGAATGACCTTGAATCAACACTTCTCATGGAACTCATTGAGTTAGACAATCGGTTTACTCCGGTTGATAACCGGTTAATTCCGCTAGAATCTATGCTTTGCAAAGATGAAGATAGCTTTCCAAGTCTTGTTATCAGCGCATCAATTTGTCCGTTAGCTTGCCTTGCCTGTGCTTGAATTTTGACCTCTAAGGTTTCTAATTCCAACAGTCACACCTCCTTTATTTAGTTTTAGAAAAAGGCGGTAGGATTTGACCCCTACCGCCCTTGAATTACTTTTTCAGTTTTCCCTTTTTCAGAAGAGAAAGCATCTTTGAATTTTCCTCTGATGTAAACTTAAAATTGGAAAATCCGTTCTTTTTTGCGATTTCCGCACGATGTTCTTTCGATACATCATCTTCCCCAACAGCTTTTAATGCTTCAACGATTGAGTTTGAGTTTCCCTTATACTTCGGATAATACTTGGCTTTGCTTTTCTTCGCGCCGCTTACAACAATCACTGTATGACCTTTTGTGCGTGTCACAAGAATATCTCCGTTGTAAAGTGTGTCTCCCTGTTTATAAGAGCCTACATATTTAAATAAGCCGGATTTCAGAATTACTGACCGCTCATTGGATGTATTGAAATCTCCCACATCCTTGCCGGATGCATAGATAATACAAGCACGAACAAGGGAAGAACAATCGCATTCCGTCTTGACCTTTGTGTTGATTCCATGCTTAATGACTCCGTAGCGTTCCGATTGGTCATAGCCGATATTTTTGTTATCAGATGCAATCTTCATAGCTTCGGCTAACTTCTCCGCAACCCTATCGTCCTTCGCTCTTAGCACGTACCATCCCTTAGAATGGTTATAAAACTTCTGTGTAGACACTTCCTGTCCGGTCTGATCTCCGGCTTTCCCACCAGAATAGCAATTTCCGTGTTCATCGTGCCGCGCACTTCCGATAATTACTGCCATAGCAATACCTCTTTTCTTAAACTATCTTTGGCTTTGGTAAATGTGATTGCCTTGATTTAGCCGCCCATTCTTCTTCTGCCTTAAGCATTTCTCGTATCTCTGCATCGGGATCGTCCGTATTATGCTTTTCGATAGAATCGTAGCAAGTCTCTTTTACATACTTGCTATTTCCCTTTCCGAATGTCGCGTCTATTGCGGTCACAAGTGCTGACGTTGCGTATCTGCCAAACCACATATACATTTCCATGTCGCGTTGCTTCCATTCTGCCTTATATGCATCCACATAAGGTTTAAGCAACTCTGGATTCATCATATCTATATCATCAACGGAAAATCCGTAGCCTTTCGTTACCACAAGGTAAAACGGACGGATTTCCGCAACGTAATATTCCCATGTTAATTCTTGCTGGCTGTCTTGGATGGAGTTTTCTTCGCCGGCGTTTGATTCTTCTTCTCCGTCTCCATCATTTGCGCTAAAAAACTGTTTGACTCCAACTCGGACTCTAACTCATTAAACAATTCAAGGCAGTTGATTTCGCCATTGTCAATCTTTTCGGAAAGCATATCAAGCACCTTCTGGAACTGCTCGTCATATCCTTCCCCTGTTTCGTAGTCATATCCGAACTCGTCCTTATGGTTTATTTGTAATCCTACAAGAAGCATTTTAGGAAGTGTTTCAAGTAACAGTTTCTCTACGGATTCTAAGCTTCCGTCCTGCTCACTTACCGACTCTGATACATCTTTGATAAGATGCGACTTTAATGTTGGTTTAAAACCAAATTTGATTGAATATTCGCTATTTCCTAACTTTACTTTCATGTTTTACCTTGCCTTTCTGCCCTATATTGGCAAGGGGCAGTGTTGCCACCGCCCCATTGTTGCTTATCTTATTGCTTCAAGTTCTGCGATCGACCGTTCATCCTCGCCTACCGGTGCGGTCGATTGCTCGTCCGATAGGCTTTTTACCCCACCACTGTTACAGTGAATGTTCCATCGTTGTTATCAACGACAGTCAGCTTATCTGTAACAAGCTCTGATGCCGTGCTTGGAATAACTGTTACCGTCATTTCAAGGATTTCATCGTTTCCACCTACATCGTTAGGTGTGGCTGTTGCAGTTCCTACATATGCGTACTTCGCTACACCGCCGATACCGTCCGTTCCGTACAGATGGATAATATCAAGTTTTTTATCTCCATATCCATCCACCTTTGAAAGATATTCTTTTTCAAGGTTTCCTGTGATTTCTCTTGAATCAGAAGTCTTAATTCCTTTTTCAAAAGTCTGCTGATCATCTTCCATTGTGGTTGACTCAACCGTGTTTGGCGGTGATGCAGGGCTTGGAACTGACTTAGCCGCAACCAAAAGATTATATGTTCCTGCAAAGTCAGCCTGTTTTTCCGTGTGCTCTTTTACAATGACACGCGTTCTATAACTTGTTGATGCCATGATTTCCTACTTCCTTTCTGCTTATAGCTGATCTAAATGCTCAACGTTTCCAATTACGCGAGTTGCGCGGAATGTAGCCGTTCGCACTTGCTTTGAAATTGTTGTGATTACATTTGATACTTCAAAACTTTGTTGTTTAAAAAAAGACACCGCATATGCTGCGATGTCCTTAGTTGCTTTCCTTGAACCTTTGTTTGTAATTGTTACTTGAAATGTTGGGCGAATTGCATTGATTGTCTTTGCTTCATTCGTTCGTCCGGCTTCTGTGACACCGATTTGTCTGACTAAAAGTGTCGGGAATGTTGCGGTACCGCCCGATTCTTCATCTTGCGTCACCTTAATTCCTCTTACCTTGCTTTCCATGTATGATTTCAAAAGGGAACATAAGGTATCTTCAAAATCAAGTGCCCAACTGTTTAACTCATTTTCCACCGAATACCTCCCTTGCAATCTTTACATACTGTTGAATAATCTGTTGTTCCGCATTATACATAGGCATTGTGGCTTTGATACCGTGGGTATAACGCCATGTTTCGGTCTTATCGTCCCAATAGTACCAACCATCTTCAAAAGCGTGTATTTGCCCCGGATACGTGCCGACACCGAATCCAAGTTCCGGTGCTTTTGGATTATCTTCGGAATTGTAAAAAATTCCTGCTCCAAACTCCACAGCCAACAACGTATAGAATGGTTCGCGGTCTTCTGACGTTACCGTTTTTCCCGTTGCAATCAAAATTGCGTTCGAGGTCATTAGCTGCGGCGCTTTATCAACCCTTACCGTTATCGTGTTTCCTAATGGGGATTCCGATACGTGTTTTATTGCCGCCGTCTGACCTATCTGTGCAAGCCTAGAAACAAGTAAATCGCATTTAGCCTGTAAACTATCGCGGTACTTTTCTAATTCCTTTATGGCGTCTTGTATGGATTTAGAGGACAATGTCATTGAAATAGTTTTCTTTGCCATGCGACCACCTACTTAATATTCTTCCGAAGAAGAAATAAATCCGTGGTCAGTCCTTCATCGGCAACGCCTTTTACGATGTAATCTGCGGTTTCTGAATCCACAAGTCCATCATCAGTGCGTTTGACTTCCGAACGTTTCCACACAACGTCACCGGCTTTCAGTGGCAAATATCCTTTATCCGTGACAAGCTGACAGTATGATGTACTATCATCAATTCCAAATTCTTTCACAAGGGCTTCTGACAACTTATTGCTGATATTTGCTTGGAATGTCGTAGGTTCTGAAAACCCTTCAACTTCCTCGCCTTTTGGAATCTTGTTTCCTGCGGAATCTAAATAAGGTACAAAGTTCCCATCGGAATCCTTGTACCCTTCATAGACAATATCTCCATTTTCGTCAGTTTGCGGGATGAATACCCTCTGACCGGATTGCGAATACTTCATTTCCTGCTTATTAATATCAAGCATTTACTTCACATCCTTGCCAAAACGCTTCCATAAATCGGATAATTTCTCCCAGCCAAACATTGCAACAAACGCAACGATAAAGCCTGCCATAATAGCCGCAAGTATCATATACCACAGTATCGTCATATGAATGTACTGCATATATGCGATAAACGCCGTAACTGTGATACCGATAGATAAAACGAACACAATTATGTCCGTAGGTACTTTATTGAATATGCTTATATTCTTGATTACCTGTGTAATTACAGATACAAGAAAAGCAATAGCTCCGATAATTGCTAATATAAGTGTCATGTTTGCAATTAATGTCTGAATAATATCCATTATCTACACCTCCTTGTCATCATTAAGTCTTGTCTCTATGCCATCAATTCTGTGATGCGCCGACTTAACACTTTCTTCAACTTTAATTATCCTACTATCGTGAGAATTAAGCTCTTTCCGCATTTCTGTGACTTCGTTCTTAATCTCCGTTGTATTGTTGGATATTGCGTCAAGTTTCATATTTATTCGCGTGTTCTCTTTCACACGTTCTTCAAGTTCTACTCTGTCACTTCGTTTATCATTCTTAGAGTTGAATGATAAACTGAAAAATCCGAAAAAGACGGAAAAAGCAACTGAAATTATGCTTATAATTACTGCTATTGGCATTGATATACCGCCTTTCTAAATTAATAGGCACACCGCCCACCACCCTTAATGTGTGCCGCCTGCTAACATATTGCTGACATCAGCAAAATGCTAACGCACAATCTTCTTTAATTACATTGCTTTTACAAACGGAAACACTCCAACAAAAAGGCTTTCACGGTCTTTCCATGTCCGGCTCACACCGTTTTCTGAGAAACTTGCCATGTAAGCTTCGCCTGCTTGTGAGCGGTCGTACACTGCCAAATTGACCATAATGTTTTCATAGTTCTTAACATCACTGTCAATCTGGTCTTGCGTGTATGTGTCCGGATAGTTCCGTCTGCTGATAATCTCTTTTCTTGCCTGCTCTAAAAGCTGTTCAATCAAAGGGTTACATTCTTTTTTATCAAACACAACTTTATCGGACTTTTCCCCGGTCGCTTCGTCCTCTACCTCTTCTATATGAAATTGTTTTAAACGAATCTTTACCTGTTCAACAAGTGTGTATGACATAAGTGATCTCCTACAAATTAAATTTTGCAATCAGAATTTCTTTCAGTTCCGCACCGCTTGTCGCTTGTGCATTTTCAATCCCTTGCTCTGCGGCAAGTTTTTGTAAGTCTGCGGTACTCATTCTGTTGATTTCGGTCTTTGTATATCCAACGGAAGATACCGGAGAATTACTCTCCGGCACCTCTTCTCCTGCGTTGTACCATTTACCATTATGAATCACTATATATGGATATTTCATAGTTGCACCCCCTACTCTTCGCTATGAACCTCATATACAAATGTGCTATCCATATTCTCGTATGATGGAAGTACAACCTCAGATGCAAATGTTGACATCTTCATAGGTGGTCCATACTCTGTCTTTGTAGCGACTGTAATACCTACACCATATGTTGTTACATCAACATCAGCTACCTGTCTTGCAGTTCTTTCTTCCGGTGTAGTGCCAAACCAAGTGCTTCCAAGGCTGCCTTCTGGAAGAAGTGTAACCTTGTTATCCGGGTAGAAGTACTGCTCTTTGCCATCATCATCAATGTACATCTTATCGTAAAGTACGATAGTGAGCTTCGCCCTCTTCTGTACCACCGAAATAACAGTATCATCGTCAACCTCAATAGTTGCTGTAAGGTTCTGTGCAAGAATTGAGTTTCTTATTTGTGCATTGTCAAGCAGATATTGGAATGTATTGCTGTTCATAAGTGCGTATCTAGCAATCTTACCCTGCTTCTGTAACTTCTTTCTTGCATTGTTAAGGTCTGTAAGTGGCTTTGAATTAGCTGTATCGCTCCACATGCTTGTGCCGGATAACTTTGCGTAATGGTCTTTTGCGTATGAGCCATCCTTATCGTAATCATAAGCGTACTGAACGCCATCACTTACAATAGCAATTACCGGATGACCTGCATTTGTAGAAAGAAGTGACATTCTCATGCGCTCCGGTACAACTTCTGCGCCGCTTACGAGGTTGTTAGTGTCGTCATATACACTTGATAAAGCACTTGCAAGGTAAGGGTCGTCTTCTGATTGAATACGCTCGATTTCAAGCATTTCCTCTTCACCAACTGTCATTCCCTCGCGGAAAAATGCCATCTGTGTTTTTTCCTTACTTAATCCGCCTCTAGCTCTAAGAGTTGGGATTGTGTCAAAATTAGATGGCGCAAGTGAAACCGGCAAACCCTTGTGTGTCTTAATCCAACTTAAATCAAGTCCCTGCTTCTTTCTTTCTGGAAACCACTGTAAACCAAGATAAGGTATCTGATTACTAGCGTTTTCTGTTGCCGATAATGCGATAGACTTACTGTCTAATACTTCATTAATTAACATCTATTTACCTCCTGTTATTATTCAAATACAATCATTGGAAGAGCTGTCTTAACTTCTGCGTCATATGTAACGCCGGAATGCGCTTCTGCTACTTTCGTGTTAAGATATGCTTTCTTAAGCAGCACTCCTTGTGGCCTGTCCTCTGTTACATCAAATCTCAAAATACCCACTACCGTAGCCGTATTGTCAGCCTTGCCATTTGCTCCGATTGGAGTACCTGCTTTGACAATCTTCTTGCCCTGTGCGTTTTTAGTTGTCACGCCATCAAAATCAAGTGTTAATGGGATTGCTTCATTAGGCTCTCTCTTTAAAATCTGAACATCTCCTGCGTATAAAGTCTTTTCATACTGCATATTCATTTCCTTTGCCATTTCTTACCTCCTGTTATTGCTGAATGTAATGTGATAAAACGTCATTGTTCTTAGGTGCGTTAGATATAAGGCTTTCTGCTATCTTTTCAGCATTTGTCTTATTATCTGTACCGGCTTTATCGCCGCCAGCCGTGCCACCTCCCGGATTCGTACTGCCTTTTGCAATCTCCTGCTCCTTGGCTTGTGCTGCGGCGGTCTCTTTTTCAGAGATAATCTTTCCAAGAACGTCATAATCAAAGCTGCCATCGTCTTTTACAATTTGCGCTGCCTGCTCTGCGGTAACATTAAATTTAGATGCGGCATCGGCTCTCTGCGTGGCTATTGCCTGCGCTTTTTCAAGTTCCGCGATTCTCGCATTGGCTTTTTCGAGGTTCTTATTTGCCTGCTCTACTTCCGTGAGCTTTCCCTGTTCGATATCATCGAGCTGCTTCTGCAACTCTTCAGCTTTGTCAGCCTTTGTCTTGTACTCGTCAACCTTTGCTTTGGCTCTCTGTACGGAACTTCCGTAATCTGCCATGATCTTGTCTGCGTTTTCCTCGCTTAATCCCATAGCAATCAGATCTTCTCTCTTCATTCATTACCTCCGATATGTCATACGAATTTTTATACGGTGCAACGACACCGAACGACATTGTTGATTTTTACGCTCACAACTTTGCGAATTTTTATAAAATAAAAACAGCCGCCGATTACTCGGTGACCGTCTTATCTTTATTTATTTGGCTCTGTGTGCCATCTGTATTCATTTTATTTATCAATTCTTGTGCTTTCTTTTCTTGCGCTTCTACATCATCAATGGTTTTCCACAGATTATCCAAGTATGGCTTTGACAACAGGAATGTCTTTTCCGCATCTCCCCAAAGCCCAACAGATTTAATTGCCACAAGTGGATGAATACCGGCTTGTAAAAGTTGATATAGTGTCTGTGACTTGGTATACATATTGTCTTGTGGACTATGGTTTATCTGCACATCAAAGTCGCGCAAACTCAATCCCAAATCGTGATCCTGTATGCGAATCACATTCAAAACAACTTTCGCAAGTCTTTTTTCAGCCGACTTTACAATCGGGTCTTTCAGTTTTGCTCTCGACTTCGAGAAGTCCCATCCGTTTCTAAGCTCAACCGCTCCCTGTGTATCTCCACCGGAATTATTGTTGTTCTTATTTGGTATGGCAAGAATGGACTGCGCATTATCCCATAAATCATCCTTTGCAACCTGGCACTCTGTCTGATTCAGCTCTTGCGTCATAATGTCAACATCTGATTTATTATCTTTGTTGATAGACTTAACTGTAAGAGCGTGATTCATTTTCATTTTTTTAAATGTTTCTTCATCAACCTCGCAATTTACGAATTTTACCCAAAACTGAACAAATTGCTCAACTCCGTCCATTCGGTTTGACTGCATTGTATTGATTGCATCCAATAGTCCGATCACAAGCTCAATATCAGAAATGCGCTCATGGTTGTTCGGAAACTCGACAATCGGGATTCCACCAAAACCATGTAGTTTCCAATCTCGAACCTCTCCGTTCACAATCTTGCATTCGTAAGAGTCCGTGTAGCATAGTTTATACATCTGTCCATCGGCATCTTTAAGCTCTTGGATTGCTAAAAGTGGCTCTTCTGTGGAACGACTGTAGATAACAAAAGTATTCATTGGTGTCGGTGCAACAATTCTAAATGGTATATCTCCATTTTTTGTAATCTGCACCGCCTTAAATGACGTTCCGGTTGCTGATTGCCACTCTCCTGCCTTAATATCCTTTTCCTGCTTATTAGCATCGGTCAGATAATCGTTAAATTCATCAACCGCATTGTTTATCCGGTCATCATCTTTCCTGCTGATAAGCTGGATTGGCTCACCGTAAGTCTGTCCAACCTTGAATTGAACAATCTCATAGGCATGGTTTTCAGATACCTTATTGGTTATATCCGCATTCTGTATCTTTGTTCGGTATAATACAGGCTGATCGCCCTTGTAATAGTTCCACAGATACCGAATGATCGTCTTGTTGAAATAAAATGCACCAATGCAGTTTCCGACAACATTTACGATATTGTCTGCCGTAATCTGTTCTACGTTAGAATATGCAATTTTTCTTCCATATCTGCCTTTTACAAGGTCATGAAAATACTGTGTATTCATATAAATAAAACTCCACTACTGCAAGCGCGTTTTGGTATTGGCTTTGTTTCAACTTTGCCTGTTGCCACGCGATAAATCACAATATGATTGCATTTTTTACATTTGCACGGATGATCTATCGTAGATCTTTCATCGTAATGTCCGGCAATTCTTCCGCAATCCGGGCAATATATAGTTACTTTTTTCATAGCAACCTCTTTCTTGTAAATAAAAAACACCGCCATTTCTGACAGTGCCTTTTACGGGTTATATACTTTGGGGGTTGTAGAAATTTGTTTTTCTACTCTTTTAGTATATCATGCAAGT